AGAAACTGATGCTGCCTATTGGATTGCTGCAACTACTTTCTTTAAAACAGCAACTAAAATGTTTTTTGGTCAAGGCGAGTTTGCAGGAAATCCACCGTTGATATGTAATCTTACTGGGTATGGATCTAGTATTTTTGATAAGGTTCCTATTATCATAAAAAGTTTTTCTGTGGATCTCAAAGATGATGTAAACTATGTGAAATGTGACGCATATGGAACTAACACATGGGTACCGGTAATGAGCACAATTTCAGTGGTAGTATCACCGGTATACAACCGACAAAGGATGCGTAAATTTAATCTGCAGGATTATGCCAAAGGTAAAACCGCAGATGCTAATGGAGTAGGATACATCTAATGGCCTCTTATAACAAAGCAAGTCCTTGGGCTAACACTATTCAAAATAATTTTTATCTTGAACTACTGGATATACGTCCCGTGCCAGCTGAATCGGACGATTTGAGATACGTAATCGAAAATCAATACAAGCATCGTCCTGATCTGTTGGCCTACGATTTGTATGGCAACGCTAAGTTATGGTGGGTTTTTGTGCAGAGAAATATGAGTGTGTTGAAAGACCCTATCTACGATTTTAAACCAGGAACAGCAATATATCTTCCAAAAAAAGGTAATCTAGAAAGATTTCTAGGAGTCTAATATGGCCATAGACTATCTTGGTAAACTCGCCGAATTAAAAAAACCAGACGGTACAGGTATATTGCCAGACGCCGCACAGTCTATTTTAAATATCGGCACAGCATTAAACACTACAAAATTAGCAGCAGCTAAGGCCACTGATGTAATTAAAAACGGAGTAAGTACTACTCTTCAGGACGCAAAAAAAGCTTCTTCGTCTGCAGTGAAAAATCTGCCAACGGTGTTAACTAACCCCATGGAACAATTTGCATCATATTCGGTGCTGTGGACCTTGGCTATATTAACTCCTCAACAGTTTAACAATCCGAAATCTTATAGAACTGATGATTACTCTTTTGCTGGAGATTTTTTCTTGAATAACAGTACTGGAGCAATTCAAGAATCTAGTATAATATTTTCATCAGGCGGCAGACAAGATCAATATAGAACCAAAACATTTTTCGGAGCTCCAGAATATTTCATTAATAATTTCACAATGAAATGTGTTATAGGTGCTGGTCCTAAAACAGGCAATAGTAATGCTATTGGTTTTACTTTTGATATTATCGAACCTCATTCTATGGGCCTGCTATTACAGAGCATGCAGAATGCGGCAGTAAAGGCAGGCTATACCAATTATCTTCAAAACACTCCATATGTGTTGAGGATGGACATTCAGGGCTATGATGAATTAGGCCAGGTAATCAAATCTGTGAAATCTAAGTATTTCACTATGAAACTAACTAAAACTACATTTTCTGTTAATGAAGGCGGATCTAGTTACAAGGTAGAAGCAATACCTTATAATCATTATGGATTTTCGGATGTAGTAAACATATCTTACACCGATGTTAAAATCAGCGGTGAAACAGTTGCTGAAACGTTATCTCTTGGACCAAAAAGTCTAGTTGCAACACTTAATCGAAATGAAAAGCAGTTAGTAGCAGAAGGAAAGATAGGAGTGGCCGATGTATATGCTATTCAATTTCCTAAACTGTCTAGCGATTGGTATTCGTCTGCGGGAAATCCACCAACTACTAAATCAGCAACAGTAACACCGACAGATGAAAAACCTAAAGTTGTTGTAGGCACAGCCACTAAAACAGAAGATCCTTCGACAATGCCGATGAATCAAATTGGAGGATCTAGCCTAGGATTAGACCAGCTCAGGGGAGGAAACCCCTCATTCAAACAACCGGGGGACCAGATCGATGAAAAAACAGGAATAGTCAAGAGAGATGGAATGACTATCGATCCTAAAGAAAGAGCATTTCAGTTCGGACAAAAAACTACCCTTACAGCAATTATTAATCAAATAATTCTCAGCTCGGATTATGCTAAATCAGCAATTACAGAAAAGCCCACCCCAGAAGGATTTATAAAATGGTTTAAATTAGACGTTCAAATAGAACTTTTAGATTTTGATGCTAAAATAGGCGACTACGCCAAAAAAATTACATTCCGAGTTGTGCCTTATTTGGTACATCAAAGTATTTTTTCTAATCCAAATTCTGCTCCGATTGGTTATAATAATTTAATGAAAAAAATAGCCAAACATTATCAATATATCTACACAGGACAAAACGTCGATGTATTGAAATTTGATATACAGATTGATAATTTGTTCTATACAGGAGTACAACCTAGCCCTGAAAATAAAGGAGCCAAGGTTTCTAATCAAGACCAGAAAGGTGTCGGTGAAGTTCAAAATAGAACTGCCGAAACTGGTAAGGGACAAGCACCTGCGTCCCAGACTGCACAAATGGGTAGATCGAGACCAGTTAGATCATTTATATCCGCGCCAAAAGGCGGAAACCCCGATAAGACCACAGAACAAATTGTTGCCGAAAATTTTCAACATTCGTTTTTATCTCAAAGCAGTGGTGATATGATAAAAGTCTCTTTAGAAATATTAGGAGACCCGTATTGGATGGTAGACAGCGGAGTAGGAAATTATTTTGCAGGTGTGGTAGAACAAAGTGATCAAATCACCAATGATGGCACCATGAATTACGAAGGCGGCAATATCTATGTTTACCTTACCTTTAAAACGCCAGCAGATATAAATGAAATTACAGGGCTATATGATTTTTCAGTAGCCGGCAAGGAAAGTCCGTTTGGAGGAATATACCGTGTGACTGAATGCGAAAGCATGTTCATAGACGGACAGTGGAAACAAAAATTAACCTGTTTAAGAATGCCTGGACCTCAAGGACCAGAAGCTAATAAAATCACAGAAGGAAATGCTCCTGCTCCTGTAACACCTACAGATAGCAGAGCTACTGAAATAGGTCCAGCGGAACCTCCACGACAGTCTCCTATAGATGATACAAGCAGATCCGGATCAGTAGTTGTTGCTGGTTCTACAAATCAATCTGCATCTAACACACAGACCGCAGCAGGATCTACAAAAACTAGAACAACTTCTAATCAAGCACCAACGGTAGTAGGTTTTAGATATTATAGAGATATAGGACGTAATCAAGGATAACAATGTCACAGCTTAGAAGACCATCAGCCGCTAACGAAGGAAAAACCGGAGGGCTTACAACCGGTACATACATAGCCAGAGTAATTAGTCATATTGATCCTTCATTTATGGGATCACTAGAAGTGTCACTGCTCAAAGACGACAACAACGATGCCGGCGACGATTCACAGTTGTTTATTGTTAGATATGCACCGCCGTTCTTTGGATACACTGGATTTGAGTACATGGGTAAAAATGACGGAACAGCATCTACCATTGAAGGATTTAATGACACTCAGAAAAGTTATGGCATGTGGTTCGTACCACCAGATATTGGTGTTAATGTATTAGTGGTGTTTGTAGACGGAGATCCTAGTCAAGGCTATTGGTTTGCTTGTGTACCAGGTCGTTATATCAACAACATGGTACCAGCGATTGCTGGATCTCGAATTAATGCCCTAGATGCTACCGATAAAGAAAGATACGGAAATACTAAACTACCATTGCCTGTGGCAGAAATAAACAAACGCATCAACGGAGACCTTCAGGAAATAGACCCAGAAAAATTTCCTAGAGTAGTACATCCTATCGCTGATAGATTTTTAGAACAAGGACTATTAGAAGACGACGTCCGAGGAACATCGTCATCGTCGCCAAGGAGAGAATTGCCTGGGATGGTGTTCGGTATTTCAACACCAGGACCGGTAGATCGAAGAACCAATGCTAAAAAATCTGTAGTAGGAAAAAATGACAGCAAGTCTAATGCTGTACCCGTGAGTAGATTAGGAGGCACACAGTTAGTCATGGATGACGGTGATGATCGATATCACAGAGAAAAAACAGCTGCCGAAGGTCCGGTAAAATATGTTGACCTATTAGATCCAGAAGTACAGCGTAGAATCACACAGGGTGAACCTACAGTACCTTACAACGAATATTTTAGAGTCAGAACTAGAACCGGACATCAAATATTACTGCACAATTCAGAAGACTTAATCTATATAGGCAATGCCAGAGGCACCGCCTGGATAGAAATGACCAGCAATGGTAAGATAGATATCTATGCTCAAGATAGTGTCAGTATACACACCGGCACTGATCTCAACATACGTGCTGACAGAGACATCAATTTTGAAGCAGGCCGTAACATGAATTTTAGAACAGAATCAGGCAAATGGCATGCAGAAATTGCCACCGACATGGAGTTCTTGATCAACAACGATGCCAAGCTCACAGTGGGAGCTAACTGTGATATTCTAGTGGGAGCCAAACTCAAGATTTCAGCTAACAATGACATGGATATTGCTACTAATACAGAATTAAAAGTTTCTGCCACGGGCGATATTAGTATAGGTTCTGCATCAGAGTTAAAGATGAATGGCACAAAAATCAATCTCAACGGACCTAATAATGCAGAAACTGCTGCTACCGCAGATTTTGTGAAACCCTATGATCTAAGAGACAATGTAGCAACCAGCACTACCGCAGGATGGGCCAAACGGTATCAGTCGGGTATAGTCAAGAGTTTAATGAAAAGAATTCCTATGCATGAACCTTGGCCGTTACACGAACACCTAGCTCCGGCACAACTAACACCTGATAACACAGATAGGGATGTATAACATGGCAAACCAACTATATAATCAAAAAACAGTGGCCAACACCACAGCAGTGACTACGGAAAGCCAAGGAGTATTTTTATACAAAGGTTTCAGTAGTCAACAGAGTTCAAAGAATTATAAGCTGTATGATATTGATCTAGTCAAACAGGATCTGATCAATCATTTTTACATACGCAAGGGAGAAAAATTAGAAAATCCCGAATTTGGCACAGTGATCTGGGACATGTTATTTGAAAATTTTACAGAAGATGTTAAACAGATTATTGCCAAAGATGTAGAAGATATCATCAACTACGATCCAAGAATTTCTGTGAACACAGTTACAGTAGACAGCACAGATCAGGGCATACGTATTCAAGCGGACATAGTGTATATTCCTTTCAACGTTAATGAACGCATGTCTTTTGATTTCGATAAAGCCAATAACATCATAATATGACCAGTTTATTTTATAACATAAATATTGGCATAGGGACTCGAAATGACCACTACAAGTAGACAAAATAATCTAATTCTAAACCAAGACTGGACTAGAATCTATCAGACATTTAGAAACGCTGATTTCAAAAGCTATGACTTTGAGAATCTGCGTAGGGTTATAATCACTTATCTGCGAGAAAATTATCCAGAAGATTTCAATGACTATATCGAGTCATCCGAATATCTAGCCTTAATCGATGCAGTGGCATTCTTAGGGCAGAGTCTAGCATTTCGCATTGATTTAGCCAGCAGAGAAAATTTTATTGAACTAGCTGAGACCAAAGAAAGTGTGTTGCGAATTGCTCGCATGCTCAGCTACAATGCCAAGAGAAACATTGCTGCTAAAGGTCTATTAAAATTTACTTCGGTGACCACCACAGAAGATATTGTAGACAGTAACGGGCGTAATCTTGCACAGCAAAT